TGGTGATACCTTCTGATGCGAGGATATCCATAACGCGTTTGAAGAATCCAGCAGCAATAGCAGGCTTTTCTGCATTAGGAATAGCAAATTCGTAGACTGAGCATCGTGAGTGCAGAGGTTCGATGATTCTATTCTTAAAGTTACACGTTAAGATAAACCTGCAGTTGTTGGAGAATTCCTCGATGAACCCACGGAGAGCAGGTTGCGTAGATTGTGGGTTTAGGTAGTCTGCCTCGTCGAGAATAACTACTTTGTACCCACCTTGTAAGGAAACAGTAGAAGCAAAGTGCTTGATCTTGTTTCGTAGCGTATCAATGTTACCTTCTTCTGATCCATTAACAATAATGTAGTCAAGGTCAAGCTCTTTGCACAAGGCTTTAGCTACTGTAGTCTTACCGACGCCAGCCGTACCGGTGAATAGCATATTAGGCAGATTACCAGTAGAGACTAAGGTCGAGAAGGTTTCTTTAAGCGATTGGGGTAAGACACAGTCTGCTACTTTAGCAGGACGGTATTTTTCTACCCAGAGAAAATCTGTAGACATATTTCACAACTCCATAATAAAGATATATTATATCACATAACAAGGTAAAAGTAAACAGATTAGAAATAACCTTCACCATATAAAAACATTTTCAAGTGGTAATAGAAAATCCGGGGTTGCTGATCCGGGGTTGGACACTTCGGATATCTTTCGAACATCCGAAGTATCAAATCTTCTATCTCTTCATCAGTCACGAGTTAAGCTGTGGTAGTAACAGATTCATATAGTTCTTCGATCTCCTCAACTTCGCTTTGGAATTGTGCAAAGGTTTGCTTATGATACATCGTAGCAAGCTTATTTAGGAACTTCTTATCAATACCTACTTCGTCTGAAAGATCGCCTACGATGTTTTTTTGTAAGTCTTTTTCCGCTTCAGCTCGTGTTGCTGAGTTAGACCATTCTTTAATTGCATTAAGGATCTTTGTACGATCCGCTGGATTATTCACTACCATCTGCATTACCCTCGCTAGTTTCATTTGTTTCAGGAGCTGATTCTGCTGCCTGCGCTTGTTTAATAAATCCTGTGAACTTGTCATAGACATTCCCTACAAAAGATAATTCGTTTGCCTTAAAGGCACCTCGTTCTGTTGATGTGTTAATAATTCTTAGCACGTTCATTAGGTCGTCGATAGACAGACCATCTTCTTGTTCTGACATATTACCCTCCAAATGTTGATTTCTTTTCTAGAGCTACCCAATATTCGGTAGAGCTAGTTAACGACTTAAAGTTAGATAAAAGCTTAGACGATATCGATACTTGATAGTCTTCATTGACGAACTTGAAGTTACCGATATTAAAGACAAAGCGACAGTCTACGCCAGCTGCAGAGTATTCTGTTAGTGCAACTTCGTAGGTATTAGAGGTAGCATCTTCGGTGTCCGTAACAATAAGCATCGGTGCTGAGTTAGGATTTATCGAGACTACCAGATCTGTTACACCCAAAGCAGACGAGGCCTTGCGGATGTTAGCCATATCAGAAGAAGTAAGCGTAAAGTTTACTTCGCAGGGTGGCATAACAATATCTTTAGTTGGTGTAGTTAGAATAGAAGCATCTGAGAAGAAGTATTTAACAGATTTGTTACCTTCGCGAACATTAACAAACTTCATATTGGGATCGAATTCGAGATCAGGATCATCGAACATATTAACAACACCCAGAAATTCGTTTAGATCGTAGATGCCAAACTGATTAGGGATAGATTCAGCGATAGTAGCTTGTCCCATAATAGTTTTGCTTTCTGACATAGTCTTAACGACGTTGCCAGGGTTCATTACGATGTTAGCATTAATGCTAGCAAAGTTCTTAAGGGTACTTAGAGTTTCTTCACTTAGTTTCATTATTTAGATTTCCCGTTTTTGTTGTATGTAGTATATTATACCGCATTTTTCTCTTCTTGTATACTGTTATATTCTTCAGGAGTAAAGGGGGTATTATATGATACTGTCACCTTGTTAATTTCCCTGGATTCTTTAAGATCAAAGTCAGTTAAGAATAGGAGAGAACAAACTGCATGGGCAAGATGATTGATACCAGATTCAGGGTCTATTTTTTCTCCCTGCATGTAAGCTGATATATGACGCAGTGCAGCTGCTTGGTATCGACGGGGTTCGACTTTCTCCCAGTTAAACCTATCGTACTTTGCAGCACCATAGGTTAACACCTTAACAACTTCGTCCATAGACTTAAAGGGGACTAAAGAGTAATCAGGCTTTTCCCCGTCATACTTAATACCACCTTGATCGTTTGGTTTCATTTTCATAACAAATCCCTTTTAAAGGTTATCAATAATATTGTCAATAGAATCATCTACGAGCCAGTCAGAGTCATTAATGTATTTATTTTGTTCGGACTGTGGCTCCGCATCTACTTTTGTGTAGAGATCGAGGAATCCATCACGTGTATCTTCATCGAAGCGAGATACACAAAGCTGGATTGCCTTCAGCTTATCGCCAAATATAGAGTAGCTTTGGACGATATGACATAGACGACGTGTGGAGATAATTTCATCGACACCGCCATCAGCGAAGGTCTTACGTATGGTTTCTGACCAAACTGTTAAGTTGTCAGCAAATGATTCATCGAGACAGTTAAACTTTTGCATATGATTAATAATAATCTTACGCTCTACGTTCGATGAGGGATAAGGTTGCTCAAGGGTAATAGTGAAACGTTCCAGGAAGGCTTCGTCGATTATTGTAGCAGCAATGAATCTGCCATCTTCCGAGCCTTTACCCTTCGTGTTTGCTGTTGCTATCACATTAAAGCCATTTGATGGATTAATGACTTCGCCGGTCTTTTTAATAAGGACTGGCTTACCCTCGAGTACTCCCTGAAGACACATGATCTTGTTAGACCCACGATCTATTTCATCGATTAGGAGAATAGCTCCTTTCTCCATCGCTTTGATGACTGGGCCTTTATTGAACACAGTTTCACCATTCACCAAGCGAAAGCCACCGATTAGGTCGTCTTCATCTGTCTCTGGAGTAATTTGTACGCGCACGTATTCGCGATTGAGCTTAGCGCACGCTTGTTCTACCATCATAGTCTTACCATTACCGGATAAGCCAGTGACGTATATTGGATAGAAGATGGATGATTTAATAACTGAAACTACGTCTTTGAAGTGACCCCAAGATACAAAGGATTGATCCTTTTGAGGTACAAAGACTTCGTCATTCATTACTGACGATACTGATGCCATAATTTTATCTTCTTTCTTTTGGAATGGAACGACCAAGCCTTCTAGTTTATAAACGCCCCAGCGAACTCTGGGATTAGATTCTGTGAACTTTTTGGCCTGAGCATCGGATATACCTAGCTTACGAGCAACCGAAAGTATTTCCTTAGGGGTAAATTCTTGGCTGTTGCGGTCAGGATATGTAGCAGAAATAGCAGTCAGTAGATCAGTTTGATTCATCATAATATAGTATCCCTTAATCAATTTATAGTGCTATTATACCATACCTAGGGGCCTTTGAGAACCCCTATTTCGTCACAGATCGTAACTTTTAGGCAATAGCTTGAGCAAACTTAGTAGCCAATGAGCGATTAAGCTTTTTGGACGAGGAGTACTTCGAAAAGGCCTTTTTGATCTGAGCCTTTGAAGCATTTGGATCAATCTCAAGGCTTTCAACAGACGTATCTAAGTCCTTGTTACCAGCCTTAAGCAAGAAGTACTGATTGTATCCGCACATATTTTTATATAGCTTAAGCTTATCCGTGCGATAGGCTTGTCGAATAAGCTTACGCTGTTCATCAACAACGTCCCAATCGACATAACCAAAATCATTCATCTGGTATATAGCGTCGTTAATATCTCGGGTTGTTTCAGTTAGATAGAAGCAAATTGTGTTAATACCCATTTTACTATATTCAGACACAAGGTGCTTAGTAACCTGCTTTCTATCAACTTCTTGGACTTTGTTATTAAAGTCTATATTGTATTTACGATAGTCTGTTCTTGTAAAGCTCTCTGGACGATCCCTATAGGTTGTTCTCATTGAAGCAGCAGCACCATCTGTTAACATCACGAGGTTTAGCTTTTGGACTGCGTGCTTAGCCTTGAAGTCAGACAATATAAACTCTAGACCAAGAAGAACTTCATTTAGTGGTGTTCCGCCTTTCCATTCTACCTGTGACCATTTATAGCGTGATGAAGCTACTGTCATGAACAAATCCTTATAGGCTTCTTCATATTGGGATTTGCCAAAACTAGATGATAGTAGATGAAATAGCTTAGTGCCGTTAGTATCAACAGAACCAGTAGGTAATTCATCGTGTGACATATATTTAGAACCACGATCTCCAGAGGTAAATCCGTAAACTTCGAAAGGGATATTAACCTTTTTGCAGAAGGTTGCAAGATTAAGGGTTTGCTTAATAACAGACCCTATAGTACCTATCATCGAACCAGAATAGTCTATGACCATAACCATACCGTGTGATTGTGCATCGGCAAGATTTGTTACCTTTCTGAATATATCGTCCTGGAATTGGTATGAGTATAGCTTATTAACATCGATTGAGCCAGAGCGAGCGGTTGAAGCACGGATTGTTCGGTATGCTGCTTTTCGCATTTCGAACTCTTTTGCTATAAGAGATGTAATCTTCTTAGTCTCATCCTGAAACGAAATAAAGGCTTCTTCTTCTTCTGCAATCGCAGATTCATAATATGAAGAGTTTCTATTACAGAAGTAACCTTTTTCTTGTTCCCAGGATTGCATACGAGCTTCTTTTACTTCGCTATAGGGAATAAGCATATTGCCAAGATTCTTACGACACATAGGAGCTACATAGACTGGGACTGAACTACCATCAGAACCTTTAGTAAGCTTGCCTTCGTTTTCTCTAAAGGCCTCATCTGTTTCAGAGACCATTTCTTCTAGGTCATCTTCACCACCAGAGGACGAAGGTAATTGGGATTCTTCTTTATCGTCTGAATCAGACTCTTGATCAGATTCACCTACTGATGATTGATCTTCTCCGTCTTCATCTTCTTCTGATGTTCCTGATTGTTGAGCATCTCCTCCGGTATCTTCAGGCTCTTCAATGCTTTCTTGATTTCCCATCTCGCTTCCAGAAGATATATCTTCGTCTTCAGCTTCTTCCATAGGTTCATCGTATTCTCCAGTCTCTGGTTGAGGTGATGGCATATCCTCTTGGCCATCAGCCATAAAGTCGTAGATAGACTTAGCAGCTTCTACAACATCTTCAAAGGTATCACAATCGAATGCCATATCTACATATGGTTGCTCTTCCTTAGTAAAGGAAATATCTACTAAGTCACGAAGCTTAGCTTTAATATTGAGTCGATCGATAAGGGAGTATTCTGTAAGATCCTTACCTTCCGTATTAAAGAAGTTAAGGTCAGAGAATTTCTTGTAGCCTTTTTTGAATGAGTTTACCAATCCAGGATACTTGTCCTGAACTTTGCGTTCGATCCGAATGTCTTCTACGACGTTCAAGAATGAGCGTGGTACCTTCATTTCTTTCGGGGAGTCGTGCCAACCATCGGCTGGGGTATAAAGAGCATGACCAACTTCGTGACCAATAAGAAGATCTTCTACGTCTTTGCCGTAATCTTCCCAGAGAGGAAGACCTAGAATTCGCTTTTCGACGTCGAAGTATGCAGTCTTATAGTTACCACGTTGGACAGTAATATTCTCGTTGGCGAGCAATCGAGCTAATACTGATTTTGAACCTTTAACCATCTGTTTTCTCCATTTGATAGAGTAATTGTACCGTTAAAGGCAGGGGTTTGAACACCCCTATTTCGTCATAGATCGTAACGTCATTCCCCAGTTAGCAACATTTTAGAGAAATTGTGCTCTTTCTTAAAGGTAATCTTGTTACGGAACTTACCATCTAGCAGATCGCCTTTATGCGATATAACAAATACGTTGGTACTGTTATCTAATGTATTCAGTATCTTCATAAGGTTCTCTACCCCATCGTGATCGAGCGAGGAGTCAAAGGTCTCATCCAATACCAAAAGGTTAGTCGATGTAGAGTTCTTCATACGAGCTATCTGGCGCCAAGTAAAGAGTAGTGCCAAATCGATCCTTTGCTTTTCACCTTCAGAGAACGACGCATAATTAAAGTTGTCACGATGTCGAGACTTAATAGTCTCTGAGAAGCTTTCATCGAGATTAAACGATACAAAGAAATCCAATACCTGTAAGTATTTATTAATTAGCGTATTCATAACAGGAAGATATTGCTTAACTACTTTAGTCTTAATACCGGTATCCTTAAGCATTTCGCCTGCTACAGATAGATAGAGTCTTTCAGATGATAGGTTGTTTTTGTTATTTGCTAATGTTTCTCCTGCTTCTATTAATTCCCTATATTCATTATTAGCCTTAGACAAGTCTCCGGTAGAACCTCGAAGTGATTCTATTTCATTAGATATCGAGGTGTTCTGCTTTTGAAGACTAGCAATTGAAGCGTTATTCTTAGAGATTTCATTCGTGTTACTTACAATAGAGTTAGAGGTACTAGTAAATAAATCAATGGAGGTATCTGCATATTCTAATTCAGTATTAACCCTGGATATACCCTCATTGAGCTCGGAGGCCTTTGCTTTTGCAGATTCAAGCTTTTCCTTACGTAGTTGAGCATCTATATCTTGTTCGCATGTTGGGCAGTTCTCATTATCTTCATAGAACTTAGCTTCCTTAACAACTCCCTTTATCTGTGAATTGAACTGAGCCTTAAACTCTACAAGCTTTTGTCTTTTATCTTGAGCTTTTTGCAGGTTATCCCCTAACTGCTTCTGGAGTTTAACATTGTTTTCTTCAAGAATTTTATTTAGTGATTGTATCTCTTTTATTTCTACATTATTATCAGACATTTGCTCTTCTTTGCGAAGTATCTGTTCGTCATTTATTTCAGTAATATCCCTGATGTACTTTTGCTGAAGATTAATTTTTTCTTTTGTTAGATCAATCTCATAGTTAAGTCCGTTAATAGACTCCTTGATTTTTCCGTCTTTTTCTTTAAGGAGTTGGCTCATCTTAGAAAAGATTTGTATATCAAGCAAGTCTTCAATAACATCTCGACGGTGGGGTGTAGGCAACTGCATAAAGGGTATAAACGAAGATGAACCCAGTACTACAATCTGATGGAATGACTTATGATTTAGCTTAAGAATATTCTGCTCTAAGAAATTTTGATAGTCCTTAGCTGCAGAGCTTTGGTTAATCATATTACCATTCTGCCAGATCTCGAACTTAGCAGGCTTAATACCACGCTTAACTACAAACTTGTGCTTGCCTATATCAAATGATACTTCTACCTCGCAATTCTTATTATTAATAGAGTTAACTAATTGCGGCTTATTAATGTTACGATGGGGCTTGCCAAACAATGCAAAAGATAGCGCATCGAGTAGTGTTGACTTACCTGCACCATTTTGACCAACAATAAGGGTAGTGGGGGAACGATCTAGCTGGATGTTGGTTTCTTCATTACCAGTAGAAAGAAAGTTCTTCCACTTTATATTACGAAAGCTTATCATACTATTTCCAAAGACTGGGCTTCAACGAATAACCCACGCATTAATCCTTTTAGTGTATCTTTATCTAGATCAGTATCTACCGCATCGATATAGGAATCAAGCATCTGTGTTGTATCTTCTACAGATACTGATTCGTCATCAACACTTTCGCCGGCAAACTCTTCGAATGTTTCAGCAATCTTAAGCTCATGAATATCTTCACTCTGAACCTTATCTACAAAACGATCGAATAAGAATGGATCGGTCTTTTTAGCTACAATGATCTTAACAAACTTATCTACTAAACTTTTAGTATCATAGCTATTATAATCTATTTTCTCATCGTTGTAAACCACTTTTTCGAACATGGTGTTTGGATTGCGCACTGGTGTAACTTCGCGGGTGTCTGTATCAAGTACGTGAAAGTACTTAGGATCTTCTGAGTCTGCCCACGTAAATTCCATTTGCGAGCCTAGATAATGAATGTTACCACGGGAAGACTTAGTATGGAAATGCCCAGATAAAACCATTTCGAATCGATCAAAGATTTCAGTGGTCATACCATGAGCATTTGGTACGCCCTTCATCATATCAAAGCCAACTAATTCAAGGTGTGCACCCAGTATAGAAGCTTTGCAGTTCTTAATAAAGTTAATCGATTCTACATAATTCTCGGAATTAATCCATGGGACTAAAGCTATTGAGCAACCGCCGTAGTCCATAACACGGGGTTTCATAACAATATTCACATTAGATGTGTAGTACCCAAGAAGCTCTTTTAAGGAGCAAAGATCGTTAGTGTTCTTATAGAAGACATCGTGGTTACCTGGGATGATGTCCATAGATATACCATCTTGCTTAAGTACATCTAAGAACATCTTACGATTGGCATTCTGTGCTTTAAAATTAATAAACTTACGATGATCAAAGTAATCACCCAGGTGTATTATCTGCTTAATATTGTTTTCTTTCAGATAGGGAAAGAAAACCTCTTCATAAAACTTTCTTTGATACTCGATAAAGATATCAGAAGAGTTACGCATACCAGCGTGTGTATCATTCAGAATAGCAATTTTCATAATTAACCCATAAACAATTCAATGCCAGAATCTTCTTTTACTCTTTTCTTTTCTGCTTTACTAAAAGCTTTTAATTCTCTATCAGTAGATCTAACACGATCAATACGATTTCGTAGCTCATCAAAGAAACTATGGTCTCCGTCAGCATCGTCATCCATAAAGTCTTCGTATCCGGATTTTTCTATCCAACGAAGCTTAACATCTTGCTGCTTCTTTTCTTTCTCTATTCTTCGCAAGAATGCAAAGTAGCATATCTGGGTAAAATAAGCAAAAGCGTTAGGCATACCAGTACGTGTCTTGGTATCAATGTTGTAGTTATTAATTGCACGAAGACAATTCTCTACAGCATCCATAACCATTTCTTCACGATAGGTATATCTAACAAAGTTTGACTTATGTGCTAGTCCTTCAGATATTTTCAAGAAGCATGTAGCAATATAAGTAGGTACAACTGGGATCTCAGTACAGTTCTTTTTTGCTTCGTTTACTCTTGAAACATATTCTACAATAGACAGTGAGAATTCTTTATTGTTAACGTAATGCGGTTTGTCTTTTGGCTTTATCTTTGTTTCAGTCATAGTCATATTTCCTAATAATAGTCTCTATTATATCATAAAACTAGAAAAAAGTATACTACTAATTTATTTTACTGATGGGGGTATACAAATCATGGTTTATATGATATAATAAGAGAGTCTTCTCTGGGAGGGAATGATAATACTAATGTACTAGAGGGATTTCCGATTCATATGATTCAAAGGAATCTTCTTCATAGTCTTCCTCTTCTTCTTCTGATTGTTCATTATATCTTAATGCAGCTCTAATGTATTTATCTTGTACCTCACGGGTAACATCTGTATATGATACTATATTATTACCATTTACAGTTATTATTCCAGATGCTGATAATGGCATGTATCTAGTAAAGTAATAAGTGAGAGTAGAATCTTTTTCTTTGTGAAGATTAAGTAAACAGGGATGCTCAAGAATAATAGTATCGCCAGTAGAACTAGAGCTAATATATGATACTAACTGCTCACCATTAGAAAGCTTTATATGTCTAACTGGTAATTCAAACTCATCGTCTTCAAATTGAATCATAACTTAATCTCATATATTTTGTAGTTAAATTTTTCTTTAGTATATATCTTTATTCTTTCTGCTGCGTGGTTTAGAGTGTAATTCTTCTTTTGTTTCCAATGTAGGTCATCAGCTATATCGTATAACTTTGTAGACCTGCCATCATCACTCTTTCTTAGACCCCGACCAATACTTTGCAATACTTTAATCTGGCTTTTACTGGGAGATGCAAATATAATGTTATGCAAGTTCTTAATATTTATGCCAGTTGAAAATGTACCTAGTGATGCTACAATAATAGCATTTTTTTCTTTCTCTGTAAGTTCACGAACCTTTTCCCGAACGTCTACATCCGTATTACCTGACACAAAGAAGACCTTACGTCTTTTATGTGCTTTATCTAGAATTATATCATATAGTGGCTTACCATGTTTTTCTACTAACTGAAACAGAACTAAGGTATTACCATCTTGATCAAGAGCTAGATTAGCTATAAAGTTATTTCTAGGAGTATGCGAAACGATGAAATCTATTTCCTCCTGATATGTTACCTTAGATATAGAACGAGCATATTCATCAGCATATTTAAGTAATAACACCTGTATTTCTAATGAAGCAAGATCTCCGGAATCCATTAGATTTTTAGTAGTTGTTACATAGTATGCTGGTCCAAAGTAACCTTCCAGTACTAACTTATGTATCTCTGTACCATCTAAAGTTCCTGTAGTACCAAATCGGTATTCAGCTTCGCGGCACTTAGATAATATCGAGGTTAGACTCTTCGCCTTAAAGTTATGGGCTTCATCTCCTATAACCATACCGAAGTCTTCGAACCATGAACCTTGTAACTTATAGATTGACTGCCAGGTTGTTATAACTACTCTCTGTGTAAAGTTCTTTTCACGCCCTGAGTATATTCTATGGCAAGATTCTTCATTATTGAAGTGTTCGTCATACTCTGAATAATCCCCAAAGTC